GGAAAAGAGTTTAACAGAGAAGAATCATTCCAAGCTATTTGGGATTTATACACAAAGATTTACGAACACGATAAAAATAACTTAATAGAAAAGGAAAAAAGAAATGGACAGTAAGCAAAAAGCAAAGGCAAAAAAACTTTATAAATGAGAGAATACTTAAATATTACAAACGAATGTAACTTGGAATTGATGAAGCGTTACGAGGATAATCACTTTGATTTAGCGATAGTTGACCCACCTTATGGAATTGATATTGCAGATAAACTAGCTACTGGATGGGTAAGTAAAGCAGGTGGAACTAGACACAAATCTAAAGAATGGGATAAACATACACCAAGCCAAGAATATTGGGATGAACTATTTAGAGTAAGCAAAGACCAAATTGTATGGGGTGGAAACTACTTTATGAGCAAAATAAAAAAAGATAGTGCTTGTTGGATTTTTTGGGATAAGAACAATGGCGATAGTTTATTTGCTGATGGCGAACTTGCTTGGACTTCATTTAAAACACCTGTAAGAATTGCAAAAATACATTGGTGTGGAAGTGCTGCGAAATGGGAAACAGGACAAAATAAGATACACCCTACGCAAAAGCCAAGAGCATTGTATCAATGGCTACTTACTAAATACGCAAAAAAAGGTTTTAAGATACTCGACACACATTTAGGTAGTGGAAGTATAGCAATTGCTTTAGATGGTGTAAATAAGCACGAAAAGATGAATTTAACACTAACAGCCTGTGAGCTTGATAAAGAGTATTTTGATAAAGCTATGAAAGTGATTGAGAACGAAACAAGACAGCAAACACTATTCTAATGGCTGACGATAGGAAGACAAAGAGCGTTGGCTTTTTATTTTTTATTGTACACAACTACCGTATAAAAGGAACTTAACAATAAATTAAAAACAAGATAAAAATAATTAAATGGAATTAGTAAGATTTGAAATAAGACTATCTTTAATAAAAGGTATCTTAATAGGAATAAAGCAAGAAGATTTTATAGAAGAAGATGTCATTGAAAAAGATATTGAACTCTATTTTGGAATATTTAGATTAACAACGACATTAATATATAACTAATGAAAACAGTATTAATAACATTAATTTTGCTATTTATTGTAGCATACTTAAAAACAAGCAAATTATGAGAGCAACTCAATTACATTACGAAAACGGAAAAGGATACGATGTTATCGACTTTATTAAAGATTACGAACTGAACTTTAATATTGGCAACGTTGTAAAGTATTGTGCCAGACTTGGCAAGAAAGATGATAATTTAAGAGAACTGCGAAAAGCAATGGATTATCTTCAAAGGGAAATTGAATACGAAGAAGCTAAACAGAAAAGAGAAATAGAAGAGGGTAAGTTTTAACTTACCTTTTTTTATGTTAAAAATTTGTTAAAAAGTTTTTTTGTATCTAAAATATTTTGTAGTTTTACAAAGAATTTAAAAACAAATATTATGAAAACAATTAGAAGATTATTTAAAGAATTTAAACAGAAAAACAATTTAACCCCTATTAAAGTTATTAAACTAAATACTGGAGTTGTATGTAAACATTATTCAAACGGTAAAATTATAGTATTATGAATTCATTAGAACAATTTAAACAAGCCTTTGATTTATTATACCCTGATAATTTGTATTTAAAATCAAAGATAGAACAATTAGAAAACGAAATAGAATTACAAATAGCAAAAGCAGAATTAAAAAACAAAACAAATGAGAAAATATAACGAAAAACAATTAGAACAAATAACTGGAGCAATACTAACTTCTTTTATTAACTTACACTTTTTAGAAGAAGCAATGCAATCTGGTTTATTCAGACAACGAGTAAGAAAGAATGTAAAAAGAACTATTGATGACTTATTATTATTAGAACACACATATTTTTCAGAAATCGAAAAGGTGGATGAGAATGATTTGGGAGATAAATTAGTAGCAAACAATTTAGAGTTTCTTACCTTTTTATTAAAGATGTTTAGGTTTAATGACTTTAGTAAGATGCAAGAAGTTGCAGTTGCTTATTCACTTGACAAGGAAGCTATAATAAAAGTTTCTGATGAGGTATTAATTAAGAACGGAGCAAAAGAAGTATAATTATGAAATACATACAAAGAAAAAATAAAATAATAAATGATAAGTACACAGAATATGTTTACGAAGCATTTGATATTCAAAACAAAGAAGAAACAGTTGTAAAAATACCTATTAATTTCGAAGTCACTAAAACATTTGACTGGAACATAGGTGTTATTTATGGTGGCTCTGGAACAGGTAAAACTACTTTATTGAAAGAATTTGGTAACTTATCAGAAGATGAATTTGATGAAGATAAACCTTTAATATCTAATTTTGATTGGTTAGAGCCTAAAGAAGCAACGTTTTTATTATCTGCAATGGGTTTAGCATCTGTACCTACTTGGTTAAGACCATACTCGCTTTTAAGTAACGGAGAACAATACAGAGCTTCTTTAGCTTATAAAGTTGGTAAAGCTTCAGAAAATGATGTTATATTAATTGATGAGTTTACGTCTGTTGTAGATAGAGATGTAGCAAAAGCTATGAGCAACGCTTTACAAAAGTATATTAGACGAACTAATAAAAAAATAATTCTTGCATCTTGTCATTTTGATATTATGGAATGGTTATTACCAGATTGGACTTATTCACCATTAAAAGGGCGAGTTGAGAGACCGTCAATTCGGCTCAACAGACCAAAAATTGAATTACAGATATTTCGATGCAGATATGAAACTTGGAATTTATTCAAACAACATCATTATTTAACTGAAGATTTAAACAAAGCAGCACAATGTTATGTTTTTTTATGGAACGATAAGCCAATAGCATTTGTAGGTATATTGCCTTTTCCAGGTGTAGGTGACTCAAAAACAAGACGTATAAGTAGAATAGTTGTGTTACCTGACTTTCAAGGTTTAGGTTTAGGTAAAGAAATAGTTAATTATATAAGTGCTTTATATTATAAAGAAGGTCATCAAATGTTTATAAGAACAATGAATCCTGCTTTAGGTATTGCTCTTGATAGAGATGATAATTGGTCACAAACTGCAGGACATTTAAAAACACCCGGAAAGGATAGTAGTGGTAGAAAAATTATATTTAGACCAAGTTATAGCTTTAAATATACAGGCGTTAAAAGTTTAGATAGTAGCGATGTAATAAAGTTTAATGCTGATGCTTTTAAAGAAGTTTCACAAAATCAAATAAGTTTATTTTAATGATTAATAGAAAAAATGGAAAAATACGAATACAAAAAAGATTATCAAAACAATGCTTTTAATGCAAAAATAAGTAGTTTATTAGATAGGAAGAGAACAATAATGGATATTGATTGTTTTTTGTTTAAATTAGGTTGTGATACAAAAATAATTTATGACCACAAAAGATCAAGCGATAAAACAACTATAAGTTCTTTAAGAGGTTATAGTATGTTAGCAGATAAAAATACATTTTGTTATGTAGTTTTAAATGATGTAGATGAAAACGGAAACATAAAAGACAACATAACGAGAATTTACGAAATAAAACCTCAATCAGAAGTTAAAGATAAATTTAATAAACAAGATTACATAAAACATTTTTATATACTTGTGAATGACGTAGAGTTAGCTAACTTCTTTAAAGTAGAAAAACATAAAGAGTATAAAGAAACGATAAAAAAATATAACACATTATTTTAATTAAAAACGAAACAAAAGAAACATAATTATGAAATATAACAAAGAAAAAGCAGACGAGTTAGCACAAGAGTTTATGGCTAAAACAGGTGTAGATGTATTCTCAACAACAAGAAAAGCAGAACAAGTATTTTTAAGAACTTTATTCTATAAAGTATTAGTCAACTACAATGAAATGATTGACCAAAACATAGAAGACTGGTACAAAGAACACGGAGTATCTAAAAACAGAAGTTCTATATATACTGCACTTACTAAAATAGATATGTACTATAAACTTAATAATGAGTTTAGAGATGCTTATGATATATACTTCAATAACAAGATAAATGAAAGAATTGTTTTAGAGAAAGCTAAAATGAAGACACTAAATGCAATTGAAAATAAAAGTGAACAAGTTATATTAAAAAAGAATAAAGATGCCTTAGACTTGCTTATAGATAGTATTAAGCCTGATAGAAGAAGAGAGATATATGAGTTAGTTAATTTAAGAGTAAAATCTTGGGAATGGAAAAGTAAAGACCAATGTAAGATAATTAATTGCAGTGAAAATATAAGTGACTTTGTACATTAGAATAAATAAAACTTATAGTTACTATAAATAAAAAATATAGTAAAATTGCAAAAAAGTCCCAAAAAAACTATTATATGTATACTTACCTACGTCACCCTCCCAAAAGGGTGTAAGTAGCCATAGGGGTTTTGGGGATATTATATTCTTTTTTCAAATTACTAAAAGTGTTAATAAGTTTATTGCTCTTATTATCTTTTTTTTCGTTATATTACTACATAAATTTAATTAAACTAATTAATGTTAGAAAAGATATTTAAAGACCACAAAAAGTGGTTAAATATAGTTAAAAAGTTTGGTTGCAATGAACAAGACGCTGAAGATATAGTAGGTGATATGTATGCAATCATAGGAAAGATGTTAAACAATGGACTTGATATATCTTACGGAGACGAGGTTAATTACTTTTATATTTACAGAACGTTAAAGACTTCTTTTTTGCAATTAAAGAATAAACAGAAAAAAGAGAATGCAGTTCCTTTAGATTTAGTTGTTGAGTTAGAAAGCGGAAAGTATATAGACTTTGAAAATATTAATGAAGAAGTTGAAAAGGAATTAGATAAATTTCATTGGTACGATAAAAAGGTTTATAATTTAATTCAATACGAATACTCAATAAGAGAATTAAGTGAAAAAACTAATATTAGTTACCATAGCTTATATAATACTTACAGAGGAGTTAAAAAGAAGTTAAAAGAAAAAATACTATGAGATTAGGAGACTTAATAGAACGCATAACATACTACACAGGAATTAAATGGTTAGTTAAAAAGATATTTGGTAAAGATTGTGGGTGTGATAAAAGACAAGAACAATTAAACGATATTAATTTATGGGATTAGAAGATAAAATAATATGGCAAGGTGTTAAACACAGAACAACATCTAAAATGTCAAATAGTGACTTTAAAATAATGTGTACACTACATTCTAAATACTTTAACCATAAGTACCACGAACCTTGTACTTGTAATAAAAGAATATTAAGAGATTGGATTCATCAATTAGATAATAAATTGTTATAGTTTTTTTATTATATAATTAATCAAATATTTAGATTGTATTAGAATATGGATAATAGAAAGAACAACGGAAATAAAGGTCATTCAACAAGAGCCAAAGAAGGTAAGATTGATAAAAGAAAAAACGAATATAGAAGCGCATTAAAAGAAGCAGCTACTAAACAAGATGTTATTGACGTTATCAATATGATTAAAACAAAAGCAATTAAAGAGAAAGATGTTCAGGCAGGTAAATTGTTTTTAGAATACTATATTGGTAAACCAAAAGATGAGGTTGATATCACAACCAATGGTGAGATGCTAAACATACCTGTTATTCACTTTAAGAAGTCAGAATAGATTTGGAAGAAATAATTATAAATGAAAAGTTCTCCCCTTTACGAGATAGTGATGCACGTTACTATATCGTTACGGGGGGTCGATAACGTGGGTCATCAAAGAGTTTTAGCACTACATTAATAGAAGCAACTAATACACTTCAACAAGGTTACAATTGTTTGTACACAAGGTACACAATGACATCTGCTGAACTATCAATCATACCTGAATTTAAAGAAAAGATAGAGTTACTTAATTTAGTTGATGTATTTGATATTAACAGAAAAGAAATTACAAATACAATAACAGATAGCAAGATAATATTTAGAGGTATTAAAACAAGTGCAGGTAATCAAACTGCGAACTTAAAATCTTTACAAGGTATATCAACTTGGGTATTAGATGAGGCTGAGGAAATGGTAGATGAAAATGAGTTTGATACTATTGACTTATCAATCCGTTCTAATGTACAACAGAATAGAATTATACTAATACTTAACCCAACTACAAAAGAGCATTGGATATATAAACGCTTCTTTGAATCTAAAGGTGTTAAGGAGGGTTTTAATGGACAAGTAGATGATACTTGTTATATTCATACAACTTATTTAGATAATGCCTTAAACTTGCCCGAATCATTCTTAAAGAACATTGAGAATATAAAACTTAATAACCCTAATAAGTATAAGCATAAAATATTAGGAGGTTGGTTAGACAAAGCAGAAGGTGTTGTATTTACAAACTGGAGTTTTGGAGAGTTTAATCCTGATGGTTTACAAACAAGTTGTGGAATGGACTTTGGTTTTAGTGTTGACCCTGATACGTTAACAGAAGTTGCTATTGATAAATCTAAAAGGAAGATATATGTTAAAGAGCATTTGTACAGGAATGGTTTAGGAACAACGGAATTAGCTAATATTATATTGTCAAGGGTTGGTAAAAAATTAATAATAGCAGATAGTGCAGAGCCAAGATTGATAACAGATTTAAAGTTTAAAGGAGTAAATATACAAGCGGTTAAAAAAGGAACTATTGAAAGTGGTGTAACAACGATGCAAGACTTTGAAATAGTAGTAGAACCTAATTCAAGTAACATAGCAAAAGAATTAAACAACTATGTTTATTTAGATAAAGGAAGTAAATTATATGTAGATGACTTTAACCACGCAATTGATGGAATACGTTATAATGTTATTTACAATTTAGATAATCCAAACAAGGGAAATTATAGTGTAAGATAATGAGAAACGAGGATATGATAGCAGTTGTAGAATGTTATATACACCATAGAACAGATAAACAAATTAGAATAGCAAAACCGAAAACACCTCAACAATATTTATTGCTTACAAAAGCATATGAAAATTGTATAGGTTATTTCCATAAATTATAGTTGAATAAGTATTATATATATATGAAGTTAGAAATAAACGTACCAACATCATTAAGTGAAATTACTTTAGGTCAATACCAAAAGTACTTGAAAATAGCGGAGAATAATCAAGATGGTAATTTTTTAGATGCCAAAATGATTGAGATATTTTGTGGAGTACCATTATCGGAAAGCTACAAAATAAAGATGTCAAGTGTAAGAGCAGTTATTGATATCTTAAATGAATTGTTATCAACTAATCCTAACCACGTTGAAAGGTTTGAAATGAATGGTACTGAATATGGTTTTGTACCAGATTTAGATGAGTTGACTTTAGGAGAGTATGTTGATTTGGATAACAATATTTCTAATTGGGATAATATGCATATTGCAATGAATGTGCTTTATAGACCAGTTAAACACTCTCAAGGTAGAAGATATAATATTGTAGAGTATAGTGTAGATAACGAGAATAAGATGAAGGATATGCCTTTAGATGCAGCAATAGGCTCAATTTTTTTTTTCTACAATTTAGGAATAGAATTATCGAGACATACGATTCTTTATTCCAACAATCAGCAGGAAATGGAGGATATTCATCGTCAGCTAACTTCGCAAGAAAGTGGGGCTGGTATCAATCAATTTATGGACTCGCTAACGGAGATATTACAAAATTTGAAAATATCACTAAATTAAACGTTAATCAATGCTTTACAATGTTATCTTTTATGAAAGAGAAAGCGGAGTTAGAAGCACAACAAATAAAAAGTAAATTCTAATGAAAGGATTTTATCAATTAATGGATACTATTAAAGATGCTTTGCTATCTGATGTAAATGTTAATACTGTAACAACAGGTGACATTACAAGAGTAGATTTAAGTAAACAAACAATATTTCCATTATCACACATTATAGTAAACAATGTTACAAACGAGGATAGTGTACTACGTTTTAATTTATCTATTCTTTCAATGGATATTGTTGATGCATCTAAAGAAGAGGTAGTAGATATATTTAGAGGTAATGATAATGAACAAGATATATTAAACACACAATTAGCGGTGCTTAATAAATTAGTTCAAGTTTTAAGAGGAGGTAGTTTGCATTTAGAATTGTATCAATTAGATGGCTCTCCAAACTTTGAGCCGTTTTACGATAGGTTTGAAAATCAAATGGCAGGTTGGGCGTTAACAGTAGATGTATTAGTACCAAATGAAATAAGTATATGTTAGAGAACGTACAAAAGGAACTGAATAGATTTGCGAAGTATGTAGTTACACAATCAAGAAGTAACCTTACAAGGCAAAAGAAAAATGCTTCTAAACAATTATGGCAAAGTATTGACTATGATTTAAAGGTAAGTAAGAATAGTTTTCAGTTAGAGTTCTTAATGGAGGATTATGGTATCTTTCAAGACAAAGGAGTAAGTGGTACAGAAAAGAAATATAACACTCCTTACAAGTATACAAATAAAATGCCACCACCAAGTAAAATGGATAAGTGGATTGTTAAAAGGAATTTAAAAGGAGTTAGAGATAAAAACGGAAAGTTTATAAGCAGAAAATCTTTGCAGTTTATGATTGCAAGAAGTATTTATAAAAAAGGTATTAAGCCGAGTTTATTTTTTACCAAGCCATTTGAAAAAGCATTTAAAAATATTAACGAAGATTTAATAGAAGCATATAAATTAGATGTACAAAAACTTATGGAAACAACGATAAAAGATAATTTTAAAAAATAGGAGATGGCATTAAATTTAAGAAGCCCAATATTTTTAGGGACTACAATTACATCAGGAGGATATAATGAATATAAAATTTATATTTATTCCTCTACTAAACCAGCGATTCCTGAATACATTATTAAAAAAGATTATAATGCTAATTTTAAAGCAGGTTATATAGAGGTATCAGAACTAATAAGAGATTATTTAGAAATTAATTTTGGAAATAATTACACCAGCCAATGCGTAAAAGTTACTGTTGATTATCTAAAATACAATAGTGCTGGAACTCTGACAGATTCTGGTTCTTTTGTGAGCGATGAATATGCATTTGATAGTTATTCTTATTTTGAGGAAAATAATTTCGATGTAGATAATAGCCCACTAATGATTTCTAATAGACAAATATTTGCACTTGCAGATAATTTAGTTAGAATACCAATAAACACAAAAAGCAGTCCAGTAGTTACTTTTTTAAAGAATGGAGAAATTGTAGGTAGTCAACAATATTCTAATGGTACAGTTACAAGCAATCAAATAAATTATGCTACAATAGGTGGCTCTTTTAATTTTGATAACTACAAAGAAAGAGTACTTACAACATCAGGTATTTATGAAGAAACAAAATGTTTAAAAGAATTTTTTAATGAATTTGAAATAGGAGAAGCTGATGAGGTTAGAGTGTTTAGTGATACAAAGCCTTTAGAGGTAATCAAAATAAAAACATTAAATGAATGTAAATACGAGCCAAAGAAGTTTACATTCGTAAATAAGTTTGGTGCATTACAAGATATTTATTTCTTTAAGAAACAAGTAAATAAAATGAATGTATCAAAAGAAAACTATAATGCAAACACTTTAAATAGTAGTTATGGTTATGATAGATATGTACATACAAAAAGAGATTTCAATATAAAAGCAAATGAATCTTTTACGTTTAGTAGTGGTTACTTAAACGAAGAGTACAACGAAGTGTTTAAACAAATGATGCTATCTGAAAAAGTATGGGTAACCAATTTAACAGATACAGAAGAACAAGTGTTACCTATTAACGTGAAGACGTCTAACATCACTTATAAGACATCTTTAAACGATAGACTGGTAGAATATACAATTGAGTTTGAAAACTCTTACAACGTACTAAACGACATTAGATAAATGCAAACTATTCAATTATACATAGAGGGTCAAAGAGTGGATATGTTCAAAGACGAATCTGTAACACTTACGCAATCAATTCAGAATATAAGGGATATTGCTAAAATATTTACGGACTTTTCAAGAACATTTACAATACCAGCTTCTAAAACAAATAATAAAATATTCAAGCATTATTATAACTTTAACATAAAAAATGGTTTTGATGCAAGAACTAAAAAGAATGCTATAATTGAAATAAATCATTTACCATTTAGAGATGGAAAAATAAAATTAGAAGGTGTTGATTTAAAAAATGGTGTGCCTTACACATATAAAATTACATTCTTTGGTAGTACAGTTGAACTAAAAGATTTACTTGGCGAAGACAAATTAGCAGTTTTAAATTTAAGTTATTTCGATAGAGATTATACTCAAGGCGGAATACAAACAGGTTTATTTGCAGACCCAACTTCAAGCGATATTATAGTACCATTAATAACACATACAAAAAGACTGTTTTACGATTCATCGAGTGGACATTCTCACGATGACCAATTTAGTGGTAACTTGTATTACGAGGGTGGAGGAACGCATCATCACGGAGTTTTATGGTCTGATTTAAAATACGCTATTAGAGTTGCAAAAATAATAGAAGCTATTGAAAGCAAATATGATATTACTTTTAGCGATGACTTTTTTACGTCAAGCAATTCACCTTATTATGATTTATTTCTTTGGCTACATAGAAAAAAAGGAAGTGTTGAAAATTTAGGTGGCTTACTAAGTTCTTTAGTTAATGGATTTTCTAATGGAGTTGGAGAAGATTCTTCTATGACTGATGGTAGTAGATTAAATATTTTAACAAGCCCGTCTAATATAAATGAATACGAGTTAACGTTAACTCCTGCAACTTCTGATGTGTATAGGGTTTCTGTAAGAAAAAATGGTATTGAGGTTTATAATAGTGGAAGTAGAACATCGACATTCTCGGAAACTAATTTTTTACCTTCAGGTATTGAAAATGCAGAATATACTGTTTATATAGAATCTGCATCAAATATAAACTTTACTTTAGTTAAGTGGGACATATCTTATAGGATACTTCCAGCTGAACCAAGTTCAAGTACTTATAGCGGCTCTTTTAATTATATTGCAACTTTTAAATTTGATATTTCTCAACAGATACCAGATATGAAAGTAATTGATTTTATTACTGGAATATTTAAGATGTTTAATTTAACTGCTTTTGTTGATAAAGTTACAAATAAAATTGTAGTTAAAACTTTAGATAGTTTTTATTCTGATGGAGGTTATTATGATATTTCAAAATACATAGTTTCTGACAGTAGTTCGGTTAATTTAGCTTTACCATATAGAGAAATTAATTTAGAGTTTGAAGATACTGAAACAATATTAGCTAAACAACACGGACAATTAGCAGGTAAAGCTTGGGCAAAAGAAAGTTATACGAGTGGGAAAGAATTAGATGGGGAAATATACAATATTAAACTTCCTTTTTCAAAAGTAAAATATGAAAGGTTAATTGATGTTAATGGTGATGCTGACACTACAATTCAATATGGTTTTTTTGTTGATGACAATCAAGATGGTTATTTAGGTAAGCCTTTATTGTTTTATCCTATTAGACAAACTGGAGGTACTCCAATAAGTTTTAGAACAAGTGAAACAGTTGAAATAAGCTATTCGAGTTATAACATTCCATCTAATAGTTTGTCTTTAAATCCAGCTACAAGTAAAGTTAATATAAATTTCTCTGCTGAAAATAACGAATACACTAATACACCTGATTTTACAGATACTTTATATAGTGTTTATTATGAAAAATATATTTTAAGTGTTTTTAATGAAAAAAACAGATTAACAAAAGTGACTGCTTATTTACCATTAAGCATATTACTTAACTACACTTTAGCAGATAGGTTTGTAATAAATGGTAATAGTTATAAAATAAACTCAATTAAAACAAATTTAGAAACTGGAAAATCTGAATTAGAATTATTAAACGATTTGTAATGATAAAAACAATATTAGAGTTATTAAAAGAAACTGACTGTAAAGCAGAAATTGTTCAATTAGCAAAAGGAAAAAACAAATTCCCTGATACATTTAAAGAAGTGTTTAAAAGAAGAAAACAAGAAATAGAATGGAAAAAATAGTAATAGATTTAGAAGCTAAAACGGACAAGGCTTTAAAGGAGATTGATAAGTTAAAAAAAGAACTATCTAATACAAACAAAGAAGTTAAAGAGGTTGACAAGTCAACTTCAGAAATGAGTAACTCATTAGACAAAGCTACGGGTGGGGCTATAACTAAATTTAAAGGTTTAAAGGGTGCTTTAAAAACTGCGGTAACTGGTTTTAAATCTTTAAGAGTTGCTATTATAGGTACAGGTATTGGAGCATTATTAATTGCAGTAACATCTTTAGGTCAAGCGTTTACAAGAAGCGAAGAAGGTCAAAATAAGTTTGCTAAAATACTAGGTATTATAGGTAGTGTTACTGGTAACTTATTAGACTTGTTAGCGGATTTAGGAGAAGGAATTATTAGTGTTTTTGAAAATCCTAAACAAGCGTTAATAGACTTTAAAAATTTATTAGTTGAAAATATAACAAATAGATTCAATGCTATAATAGATACAGTTGGTTTTTTAGGCAGTGCAATAAAGAAAGTATTTAGTGGAGATTTTACTGGTGCTTTAGAAGATGCAAAATCAGCAGGTAGTTCTTATGTGGATTCTTTAACAGGTGTTAAAAATACTTTAGACAAAGTAACAGAGTCAACAAAATCATTTGTAAAAGAATTAAAAGAGGAAGCAATAATAGCAGGTCAAATAGCAGACCAAAGAGCAAAAGCTGACAAAGTTGAAAGGAAATTAATTGTAGAACGTGCGAAAGCAAATAGAGATAGAGCGGATTTATTAGAAAAATCGGTTAACAGAGAAAAGTTTACTATACAAGAACGAATAGGGTTTTTAAGAGAAGCAGGTGAATTAGAGCAAGAAATAACTAACAAGGAAATTGCTGCTGCTAGATTAAGACTAGAAGCAAAACAAGCTGAAAACGCATTAGGTAAATCAACTAAAGAAGATTTAGATGAAGAAGCTAATTTAAAAGCTAGGTTAATAGATTTAGAAACTCAAAGATTAACAAAACAAAAAGAGGTTACAAGCCAAATAATTGCTTTAGGGAATGAAGAAAAAGCAAGGTTAAAAGCTATTGAAGATGAAGAATTAGCTAAGCAAAAAGAAACAGATGACGAAGAAATAGAAAAAGCTAAAGCATTAGCAGACTTAAAAAAGCAAATAAGAGATGCAGAAGCAGTTACAGAAGAAGAACGTAGATTATTAGAAATTGAAAAAACAACAGAACATTATGATAATTTAATAGCATTAGCAAAAGCAAATGGTTTAGCAACAGTTGATTTAGAAACTGCTAAAACAAATGCTTTAGTTAAATTAGCTAAAGTAGAAGAAAAAGCAAATGAAAAAAGAGTTGAAGGAACTACAAAAGCATTAAACCAATTAACAAGTGTTTTAGGGGAAAATACTGCTATTGGGAAAGGGATGGCAATTGCTGCTGCTACTATAAACACATATCAAGGTGTGACAGATGCTTTGGCTGCAAAAACAGTAACTCCATTCGATACCGCTTTAAAGTTTATTAATGCTGCCGCTATTTTATCTAATGGTTTAAAGACAGTTAAACAGATAGCATCTGTAAAGATTCCAGCAGGAAGAGGTGGTTCTGCAAGAGGTGGTGGTTCTTCTTCTCCAGCAGGTGGTTCAATATCTCAACCTCCGGCTTTTAATGTAGTTGGCGCAAGTGGAACTAATCAATTAGCAGAAGCGATAGGTAATCAATCACAAGAACCTGTTAAAGCATACGTTGTGGCAAATGATGTAAGTACTGCACAAAGTATGGATAGAAATATTGTTGAAGGTGCATCAATTTAAAAATGTAAAATACTAATAAAAAAATATTATATAATTATGAAAATGATTGAACTTATTTTAGATGGAGATGAAGCAATAGGAGTAGAAGCAATTTCTGTTGTGGAAAATCCTGCTATTGAATCAGACTTTATAGCATTAAATAACCAAGAAATAAAACTTGCTGAAATAAGCAAAGAGAAGCGTTTATTAATGGGTGCTTTGTTAATACCAAAGAAGCCCATATATAGACGAAATGGAGAAGATGAGTATTACATATTCTTTTCAAAAGATACTGTCTTAAAAGCATCTCAAATGTATTTACAAAATGGTAATCAATCTCAATCTACATTAGAACACGATAAACAACTACAAGGTTTAACATTAGTTGAAAGTTGGATTGTAGAAGATAAAGAAAAAGACAAAACCGCATTATATGGTTTAGATGTACCTGTTGGAACTTGGATGGGTAGTGTTAAAGTAAACAACGATGAGATTTGGAATGACTATGTAAAAACTGGTAGAGTAAAAGGCTTTTCAATTGAAGGTTATTTTGCTGATAAAATGGAAAGACCGAATGAAGAAGCTAAAGAGGCCTTGTCAGAAGACGAAAAATTAATAAAAGAACTAACTAAAATACTATCAGAATAATGAGATTAACAACACACAGAGGATTAGACTTCCAATTGCCTAATATTTTTACAATAGAAGCAAGTCAAGAAATGAAATTAGCAACAGGTTTAGATAATATTGTTTTTACAGTAAATAAAGATGGTTCTAATTCTGTAAATGTAGAATTAAACTTTTTGTTTGCCCAACCTGCATCTGATTTCGCTAATGATACGGAGTGGTTTAAAGTTTCAGGTGATTATAAGCAACTAACATCAGGGTTACCTGCATCAGTGGACACTCAAATATCATATGGTTGGATATTTGCAAACAATGAGGAGTTTACCGCTTTCGAGAGACAATTATTCACAGATGTTTTATTAGAATTAAAACTTAAATAATGAGGGCTAAATATTGTAAATGTAAAAATACATACACTATTAACCATTGTGATGAAAAGAAATGTAAATCACCTGAATACTGGAAACAAGGAATAGGTAGTATTTACAAAAATAAAGAAAATAATAATCAGTAAAAATGTAAAATTAATCTGTAAATCAATTATATAATTATGAACACAAACCAAACATTAAACAAAGTTCGCACTTTACTTGGAATAGAGG